ATTTCTTTATCGCTCATTATCTTTATCTGATTTCTGGTCTAACCATTCTTTGTTAGCCTTGGACACGATTGTTTCACCTTTCGCCCCGTGATTAAGAGCTAGTGTTTTTTGAGTACGTTTATTAATGCCTTCCATATCAATCGTTTTTTTTACTTCTTTTAATTGTATACTAATTTGATCGCTTATGTCAATTCTTTTTATTCGTTCTTTTCTGATTTTTAAGTCTTTTTTTTAGCATCGTCGTCGGTTAGATCTGTAATTTTAACATCCTCAATTATAGTTGGTGTTACTTCATCATCAGGAATGCTAACTGACTCTCCCACATCTTCTTCTCTAGCTTTACGAGAATATTCTTCTAATGCTTCTTTTTCTTTTTCTTCACGCTCTTTGAATTCTTCTAATTGTTTTTCTTTATTAACATCTTCCCAATGTTTCTTTTGTCCAGTATCTTCATCGTTAATTAAATCATAGTTCGGATGACCTAAATCATTAGTAGTATCTTCTGGTAAATCGTATTTTACTTCATCTATGTAATCATCAACACTAACTTCTCCCAAGTTATACGTGGCACTAACTACAGATTCTACATTTTCAGCAACATCTTCATTATCTTTTTTTTGATTAAATCTCGAAAGGTCCTGTTTCATATCTTGATATCTATCTTTCCAATAGTCATCTAATTTTCCACCACCAAATTTACCTTCAATCATTTCTTCCATATCTCTACCAAATCTTCTTTTCAACGAGAAGTTGGCCGCAATCAATAATAGTACTGCAAGTGGATCAAATACAAATATGATTATAATAATAACCCATCTAACAGATTTCTCTAGCAAGTCAGCATTAGCTTCTTGCCCATAAACAAATTCTGCTATGTATTTTATTGGTCCAACTTCTACTTCTATTTCTTTAATCTTAGACTGTAATAGAAACTTCTCCTCATTTAAATCATCAATGTTAGCAAATACAACTGCAAGTTTTCCTTCTAATTCTGTTGCTTTTGCGTCAATGTCTGCTGTTGTGTCTTCTGCCTGGCCTGTTAATTTTGTTACGTTAGATGTAATAGCATCAATACTAGGTTGATATTTGTCTTTAATATTTTGTATATCAGCATTTAATTTTTCTTGTATTTTTATTATTTCTTTTTGTGCCGCGGAAGCCACTGCTAATTCATTATCTCTTATTTTAGTTATTTCGTCATCAATTCGTTTTTTTCCAAACGTTTTCTTTCTGGCTTCATTTAGTTGAGCAATATCTCTATCAGCTCTGTCTTTGGCTTGAATAATTCTTTCTTGCTGTGTTGCTATGGCTGTATTGGCAATAGCTGATGTATCAGATATTTCTTTGTCAATACGTGAGTAAATTGAATTTAATTTTTCTTCTTCATTATCAACTAAAGTATCAATTCTAACATTTGTACCTGTATTAAGTCTTTCTAAGTCTATTGTAAATCTTTGTACTTTGCTATTTTCACGTACTAGTCTTTCATCTATTTGATCTATCTTTTGTACAATAAGTGTTGACGGTGCTGTTTGTTCTACGTGTGCTTTGGATAAGAAACCAAATATACCCATAGAGGTTATAAACATTAAAACTACTACCGATATCGTGAGATAAAACTTTAAAAAGAACGGTGACCTTTTCCAATTTTGATATAGCCAGGAAGCAGTAACTAATTTACCTACTTCTAAAACAGTACCCATTATCATAATAGGAATTGCCGCACCGGCGAATATTGCGGCCAGACCTGCTATAGAATAGAAGATCGCTACCGCACTTATAGATAATGCTGACAATAATGTTAGCAAGGTTAATAACATATAACTATTTATTAGTTTTTTTCGACAGATTCGTATATGGCTGAATTGGCTCCGTGTTCTGCACATTCAACTCTTACAACATAACATCTATTATTTGTTGCTTCTCTTATAAGTTTATCTGCAAAATTAAAGGCGTGTTCGGCAAATTTCTCTGTGCCTACACCATCAAATATTCTAATCTCTGCTAGATCCAATGCTTCTAATTCTTTAAACTTTTCTAAATGTGGATCTGCTTTGTCTAGTGCAAGTTTATGATCGAAGTTATCTTCTAACCATTTCTTTAATGGTTTAAGTCCACCAAAGTCTACTGCCCAATTCTTGTTGTCTAATTCATCACAACCAAATGTAAATGTAAATGCTAGACTGTATCCGTGTAGCAAATGACAATGTGAATGATCTGCGTTGGGCTGTCTAAAGACTGCACTCAACCCAATGTTGTGTCCGTAATGTTTTGTACTTAAATGTTTACCCATATTTTCTCCTTTTATAAACGGCGGAGTATTTAGAGAGGGTCGACGCATAAAGTCCTCTGTTGATTAATGTAGTTATTATACTATAAATTATATGTGATGTCAAGTTATACACGTCTTTTTTTATAAAAATTAATTTGATAAGCACCGCTTCCAAAATGTGGCTGGACATCTCTAACAAAACTCATATTTTCACACCATCTTGGCAATTCGTTATAAATTTGTCCTTGCCCTGTTACAACTATTACCGACTTTACTGTATTATCTTTTTGTGCCTCTTGCACCCATTGGTGGAAAAACCTCCAAGCATCGTGAATTGAAAAACCGTGCAAATCAAGTCTCATTATATTTTAGTAACTTTAGTAATCAACTTGTCCAATTTTTTTCTATTTTTTAAGTGTTCTGACTCAACATCTTCTTTTGATTGTCCGTGGTATGCAACTGCATAACCTTCAGTAATCATTTTTTTATTGATTGTGGTATTATTGTATTTTAGCTCACCTAATATACGTCCAAACTTTCCAGTTGCGTCTTTGTGCGTTATTAATATTGCATCTGAACCAACTGGATATCTTTCTTGGACAAACTTTTTAGACATTAGTCCATATTTCTTTTCTTCTTTATCTCTAGTTCTTGACTCTGGAGTATCAATGCCAAATAATCTAACACGTTCTTTGTGCATCCATACCCCAAATCCTAAATCTATATCAACATCAACAGTATCACCATCGATGATTTTTACTATTTTACATCTGTACTCGTACATATTAATTCTTCTTTATTCTTTCTATTTGTTCTTTAATTAACAGTTTTTCTTTTTTAAGTCTTAATAATTCTGCTTTGTGCTGAAAAGTCCTATTAAGTTTTCTTTCCTTTTCCAACATTTCTACCTTGTGTGATAGATTTTCGTGTCGCTTGAAAAGTCCCGATGTTTGGTTCATAATCTCCTCCTTTAAAAAGTTTTGCTGAAAATTTTCTTAGTGCAACTGCTCTTGCTAACATTTTTGTATCTTGTTCATAGTACATCATACTATGTGCTAAATCAACTTTTGATTGCCTGTTAGGACGATCAAGATTATACCATTTCCAACAAGACATTAATTCTTGATACTCAAGTTGTAGTTCGCCTGTTCTTTTGGATAGGTATTCTAATGATTTTACAGTATCGTTTTTGTGTTGCTTAAACATATCGTTGTCCACAAAAGTATTTAAGCTCTTAAAAACCTGATGTAAAAGATGATCTTTGTTTCTATTGAATATCATATTGCTTCTTTATTATACACTTTTTCTATACTGTTTGTCGCTATAATTCCAATTTTAATATCGCCAATTTTTGGTTTATGAGTTTTTTTAATGTTTTCCCATAGCTTTGTTGTAGTAATTCCTGGATTTCGTGTTTCCCAACCCATTAATTGTACTATCGCTTTCCTTGTTTTTTCAGCACCACCGTGTTTTTTGCAAGTGTCCGACCTGCCCACGTGTACAATTTTGTTATTAACTTTAATTTTGTATACACAATCTATTCCAACCCAATCTATTGTTGCTTTTTTCTTTGGTACGTTTGCTACTTTTTTATTGCAAACGATGTAAAGGTCATTAACATTATGCCAGTTTGTCATTTATTTAGATTTTACTAGTCTCATTGTCATTAGGTACTGCTTGTATGCGTTATTAACAGATGGATATTTTCTACGCAAGTACTGTTCTTGTTTTAATTTCTTCTCTTGCCTTTGCACTTTACTTCTTAAACTATATTCTTCATTCTTTTGAGATGTCTTAACTATTGTTCTTCTAGTTATTATTGCTTGTTGTCTGACTTCTCTTTTTAATTCGTCAATTTCTTTTTTTATAGTTTTAGAGTGCTGTGTCATCAACTGAATCGCTTTCAGACTTTCCTTCGTTTGGGGTTGGTGCTATGTTTTTTTCCATTTCTTTATTAATGTTTTTCATTTCTTCGTGTGTTGCTTCACCAGAATATGTAAATTGATTAGAAATGTTACCTTTGAACAAATAGTTTCCTTGATGATCTAAATTAATAGAAGGATCCATCCAAATTGTTCCACCTAATTCTTGATATCGTCTACAAAAAGTATAGTCTTCAGACAGATAACGTCTTGTTGTTGGATCAATCGTAGTATCAAACAAAGCATACATATAAGGATCGTGCTTAGGATTGGTGTTTAAGTCATTTTTATAATGTAAGTCAGGCCATTTGTCAAACATCTTCTGTATGACTTGTCTTTTGTACATCATAAAACCTGTTCCGCCATCATACACAGGAATCAATCCATCTTGTAATGGAATTCTACCTTTGTTATCTGTTCTCATATTCAAAACATACGAACCTTGTTGCTGTTGCATCTCTTCAACCGATGCTCCATCTTTTACTGCCTTATGAATCTGTTCCCAGTTGATTGTTTTTTTAGGATATGCTCCAACTACAACTTCTACATTTTCTGATTGTGGTCTATACAAAGAAGCCCACATCTTTATAACTGACTCTGCTTCAAAATGAATGTCAGCATCTATAAACATCATATCAGTAAATTTTGGATCTGACATAAACATCGCTGTCAGTGTATTTCTACCTCGAGTAATTAAAGATTCATTTGCTATTGTACAAAGTGTAAAGTTTAAATTGTATTGCTTGAACAATATACCTACTCTTACCATAGCTTTTAGATATGCTTCTCCAACTAATCCACCGTAGGCCGGAGTTGCAATAAACAAATGTTTATCTTTAAGAGTGTTAAGATCAATCTTAACTTCTTTTTGTATTACTTTGTCTAATCCTTTACCGACTTCAGCATCAATTTTGACTCCATCTTTTTCCATTCGCTTTCTTTTTTTAGCTTCTTTTTCTTCTTTCCATTTTTCACTAAATTTTTTACTCATCGTCCTTCATCTCCTGGTCCTGGTTTTTCTGATAACAAAGACATCTTATCTTCTTTGTAAGTATCTGGATTATATTTTTCTGCTTCTTCCATTTGTTCTATCATTTTTGTTAAAACTGGCCACCTGTTATCACCACTTGAATATTTTTTATTAATTTCAATCCATTTATCTTTGTCTGGCTCATCGTGTGAGTCTGGTTTGATTGCATCAACAGGACATTCTGGTTCGCAGACTCCACAGTCAATACATTCATCTGGGTTGATTGCTAAAAAGTTTTCGCCTTCATAGAAACAGTCAACTGGGCATACCTCTACACAGTCAGTATGTTTACACATTACACAGGCTTGATTTACATAATAGGTCATATTTTTATTTCTATTTTATACATATTTAGTGAAGCATAGTTTTGTCATCTGCCTCATATGGTTCAATCTCATCCAGCTTACCAAATACAGTATCCATTAATTTTTCAAAGTCATCATCTGATAATACAGTTCTATATAGTCTCATCGATTGTGCCATTAACGTACCAGCAATTACAATTGGTTCTACTCCATCTTTAGTTAATTTTTCTACCTGCTGAAAAATTATATCATAAGCTTTATTTAATTTTCTATCGTCAACTTTAGCCATAGTTCTTCTTTCTTTTATCTGGCGGAGAGACTGAGATTCGAACTCAGGAAAGACTTGCGCCTTTGCCGGTTTTCAAGACCGGTGCATTCAACCACTCTGCCATCTCTCCCACTTATTGCTGTAACAAAAATTCAATTACATTAAAACTATTATATGTTATAATTATGATTTAGTCAACGTTTTATCTGCGGGTAAAAATTAAACCTAACAGTTATATTTTTATTCTTTTTAAATTTTTTATCTTTTAGGATAGCTGGATCGATTACGAACACTATTGGTAGCTCTGCAACTTCTTTTGCTCTTAATTTAGTAGAATCATAACAAAAACATTCAATCAATAGAAAATATCTTGCAAATTCAGGTGGCAAATATCCATACATCACTTCGGATATTTTAGAAGAATCCATATCATTGATTGCCATTAAATTGATAGTGTATTCCTGTCCTGGTGTTATTGGTAATGGATCTGGAGTATCTACTCGCCAACCTAACCCATATGAAACATTAATTCTGAAATCAATTATAAATTTGTCAGAACTTGTTTTAGCCTCGGAATGCGAATCCAAAGATACAACAGCAACGAGTAACATCAATGTTACGAAAATTGCACTTATGCCTCTCCTAAGTTTTGACACCAACTATTTAAACGGTGTTTAACCAAAACTTAACTACTACTATAATTGCTGGGACTTGTTTATGATGGTAGCGATAAGGTTTCCTAAACCATTTTGTCTTTGTGCTGTTAATAATTGTTGGATATTAAGATTTTGAAAGTCTTCTACAACTATATTACTAACTTCTTCTTTAGTAGATCCTGTAAAGCAATCACACACTACACTTGTAATTCCTTTTGTTATCATTGCATCAGAATCATATTCTGCAATAACTTTGTTATCTTCTAGCCTAATGTCTACCCAAATTTGTGATATACAACCAGGAATCATATTTGCATTGATTCTTTTTTCAGCTGGTAGCGTTGTTTTCTTATCTGCTAGATCAACTAGATATTGTAATCTATCTATACCCTCAAGTATTGATAATTGTTTACCCCAATCGGCTATTTTATTTTTTACTGACATCAATTTCTTTCAAGTTTCTTTTTCTATCTAAATACTTGTATTCTACACACACAGGATCAAACTTTTTTATTTCATTAAAAATAATTTGTTCATCCAATGGTCCGCAAGTGTAAACGTCAAGTTGTACCAGGCCTGGTGTTTCTTCGTCCCAACAATGCAAAGCAATATGAGATGTTTCAATCACTACCAATCCAGTCAATCCTTTGTTACCTGGAACATTAACGTAGGCAGTAATAGGACCTTGACAAATTTTCATTCCTATTTTTTTTACTAACTTTGTTAACCACTGATGAGCCCAAGCTGGGTCAGAGGGTGTTTTATTAGTTTCTGCTCTAATTATTAAATGTTTGTGTACTTCTGCCATATCTTTATTTAACTATATTATAAACAACTGTATCAATGCTATTGCATTCATTATTGTGAACCAACTGCATAACACAATTACAAAGGCCGCTTTACGTATTACTGCACTGACTACACCCAAGATAGAACCAATAAAATATAATGGTATAAAAATTCTCGTTGCAGGATCTAAAACTGTAAACGTCAGTATGGCACTTGCTGAAATTAAAAATATAGCTTCAACCATTTCACACCAAAATGCAAGTGGTGAAAATGTGTAACTGTCTTTTATAAATTTTTTAATTTTTTTCATTTATGTCTCCAACTATAATAAGTGGAGGTTTCTGTTGCCAGGTACCTCCGGACCCCGTTAGCCTAACGTATTAGGCCGCAAGTGCTAGATTTTCATCTGCATTTATAATTTGTTCGCGTTAACCGAGCTTACATCCGGACAACTCCATTGCCCTTTCAATTACTGTCGATCCTGGTTCACCCCCATCAAAAGCACACTCGGTAAATGTGTTTATGGTGGAGGTGGTGGGTACTGCCCCCACGTCCATATAATTTATTACGACAACTTCAACGTTGTAGAGTTATTATACACGAAATTTAAAAAAATACAAGAAAAATTACAGTGATGTGGTTTTTAGTATTGCTACTGTACCAGCTATTGCTAGGCCTGACGTGATTAGATATTTCATACAAGGATCTTTCATTAATGCTTCCAACAATCCAGATAATGCCGCCTGCTTCATTCTTTCAATTGCACTACCTAACGTTCTTAGATCTTCAAGTATCATATCTAACAGCATCCTGATCATTCCAAGTATTGAGTTTACAAGACCAATGATACCAAGCACTTCAAGTATTTTGGCTAATATATCATTTAATATTGCTCCACCTTTCATTATGGCATTCATTATATCTTCAATGAATTTACAAGGACCTGATGAATATCCTTTTGGAACGTTACTTAAAATTTGGCCAAGCTCATTCATAGTTCTAGCTACACCAAGATAATTTGTTACACCTGGAACTACAATACCACTTGGAAAACTTGCTGTTGTTGGCAATCCAACTATAGCTCCATACGTGTCAGTATTTCCTAATGCTGACCACATACTATTTGGATTAGAATATTCCAAAACATCCATTCCAGATTGTCTATTAGTCAGGTGAGTGAAGTCTTTTAATATACCTTCTGCAAATCCAATATCTTTAATTTCTGTATCAGTTAGTTTCCTAGAACTCATTCCATTACCCAATGCTGAACCATCTACCACTGCTCTGTTGGCATAGTTGCTGTCATTCCAACCATCTGGCATAACTGACATTCTCGAGTTCCAACCGTTAGCAATTTGTGTTAAAGTATCATTGTGAGGATTTTGTAAACCAGGATATGCTTTAGATTTTCTTCCCCAAGGATCTGTGAAATCTACTTGATCGAGCAATCCACTATTAATTAAATTCTTTTGTGTGTCACTCATTAAATTCGATACTGGTACTATATCAGTTGGAAAATTTAATATGTCTTTTCCTATACCCCAAACATTTTTTGACATCACTATCCTCCTATGAAAACGTTTCCTGAACCACTTGCTACGGAACTACCACAATCAACCGGATCACCTATTCTACCAACTTGCATCATTTCAGCAAACACACTCGGCGAACCACTGGCTAATATACCTCCGTGACATATTACGCAACAATGGGTGTCCCAAGCATCACCTTGTCTGTGTACAGGAATTCCATTTACGAAAACTGTTGGAGATCCACTCACACTGGCTCTAGACGGAAAACATCCGTGTCCTGTGCATACATCTCCTAATCTTGTTACTGCTGGCATAACAGTATTTATATACTGTTTTTATACCTACTTAATTAGTGATTATGCTTGATTTTTCTTCTGGTGTTGGTTTCTTAATTGAAGACAGAGTTGAAGTATATTGCTCACTGGCCATTGTGTTAGCTCTAGTAGTCACTATAATTTTCTCTTTAGCAATTTGTACTGGAAGAGTCATATCTTGCATTAATATATACTGACTCATAGCTAGTCCTTTTGGCGTATGAATTAGTGTTAATGGTTTTTGTACAGTAAGAGTTGTTTCATCATTTACAACAACCTTAGCAATAATTTCTTCTCCAGATACAAGCTTTAATGCTATGATATCATCTTTTTTTATTGTTTCTTTTAACATTATAATTTAAATCCTTTAAATGTATCTTTGTCTACGTCTTGTTTTACTCCACCTACAATATAACTTTCTACTTCAGTTTCCTGTGGTGCCACTTGTAGCCCTGATGACGATAACCAGTGCTGAGTCCAAGGTAATGGATTTTGTGTTACTGGTTGTTCAAAGATTGGCTCCATACCTATTGCTTTTAATCGCTTATTGGCAATAAACTCAACATACTTGTATAGTAGTCTATCATTTAAACCAATAATACTTCCATCTTTAAACAAATGTTTTGCCCACGCCTTTTCTTCATCTACGCAAGTTTTAAACATATCATATACTTGACTATCACATTCTTTGATAATCTTTGTAAAGTCTTTATCATCACCTTGTTGCCAATTTTTAATTACGTGTGTCGTAAGTGCTAAATGCTGAGATTCATCTCTAGCAATTAATGAAATTATTTTTGCTGAACCTTCCATAAGTTTAAGTTCACCAAATGCAAATGTACAAGCAAAACTAACATAGAAACGTAATCCTTCTAAGATGTTTACGTTTACCATCGCAAGGTATAATTTTTTCTTAAGCTCATAAAGGTCACCATTACCATTTACTGTATATTGTAGTGCCGCTTCACTAAATGAATCATAGTTCTGTGTGACTGATATCGCACGTTTTACAATTTCTTTATCATTTAATATTGTGTCAAAAACCTCACTTGGGTTAGCATATACATTTTTCATAATGTGTGTATAGCTACGTGAGTGAATTGTTTCAAAGAAATCCCAAGTAATAATACAACCTTCTAGTTCTGGATTTGAAACATAAGGTAAGAAAGCCAAGCTTGGTCCTCTGCCTTGTACTGAATCTAGTAGTGTTTGATATTTTAAGTTTGATGTGAATATGTGTTTCTGTTCAGGTCTGAAAGTAGAATAGTCAACCCTGTCTTTTTGTAAACTAACTTCTTCAGGTCTCCAGAAGTAACCCAACATTGTCTGATTCAACTTATCCAACTGTGGATATTTGAATACATCATATCTTTGTACATTCTGATCCGCTCCAAAGAACATTGGTTCTTTAGTGAAATCGATTTCGTTTCTGTTAAAAATTGTCTTTGCCATTTTTGATATTTACCTATATATTACAAGCGTCGCAGTCTTCATCTTCGGCACGAACTTCTAGATTTGCTTTTGCAAACTCTTGGGCCGCCTGTTGAATCGGTGCTACTTCTACTTCGACTGAAGCGTCTGTTTTAAAATCGTATGTGTTCTGATAATAACTTGTTTTCCAACCTAATTTATACGTTGTTAATAAATCTTTAAACATAACACTCATTGGTACTTCGTTGTTTTCAAATTGTGTTGGATTATAACTCCAGTTACCACTAATTGCTTGATCAAAAAACTTCTGCATTACTGAAACTATATTAATGTAACCGTCATTGCTAGGCATATCCCATAGTAAAGTATAATAATCTTTTAGTGTTTTGTACTGTGGAACTATCTGTTTTAATGGTCCTTTTTTACTTTTTTTAACTGACAAGTAACCTCTTGGTGGTTCAATACCATTAGTAGCATTACTAACAACAGAACTACTTTCACTAGGCATCTGTGCTGATAGTGTTGAGTTTCTCATACCAAACTGTTTGACTTGTTTTCTTAATTTTTCCCAATTTAATTTTAATTTTGTATTGCAGAGTTCATCTAGGTCTGCCTTATAATGGTCAATTGGTAACAATCCATCTGCGTATTTTGTTCTTTCAAAATATTCGCACTTACCTTTTTCTTGTGCAAGATTCATTGATGCTTGAATTAGATAATATTGAAATGCTTCAGATAACTCGTGTACAACTTTCAAGGCTTTTTTATCACTGTAACCTACATAATTTTTAGCTAGGTAGTGTGCTAATCCAATGTAACCTATACCTAAACTTCTCCTTGCTTTAGTAGATATCTCAGCCGCTTTAACAGGATACTTTTGATAATCAATAATTTCATCAAGTGCTCTTACAGATAGATCACATAAGTTTTCTAGTTCATCTAAATCTTTGATTACTCCAACATTGATTGCAGAAAGAATACAAAGTGCAATTTCTCCATTACCATCAATGTGTTCGATTGGCACAGTTGGTAATGTTATTTCTTGGCACAAGTTACTCATATTAACTTTGTCTTTGAAGCTAGAATGAGAATTGCAATGGTCTATATTCATAATGTAGATACGACCAGTTTCTGCTCTTTCTTTTAATAAATTGTTAAAAAGCTCTTGTGCAGGAATTGTTTTCTTTCTAATTTTTTTGTTCTTTTCATATTTCAAATATAAACTATCAAATTCTTCTGTTCCAAACGCATCATACAATCCTGGTACTTCGTGCGGTGAAAAAAGAGTTATATCTTGACTTGCTAATAATCTTTCATAAAATAATTTGCTAATCTGTATTGAATAATCTAATTTACGAACTCTGTTGTCTTCTGTACCTTTGTTATTTTTAAGTACAAGAATATCTTCAATTTCTGTATGCCATATTGGGAAGTGGACAGTTGCACTACCACCACGTACACCATTTTGTGTACAACATCTCACAGTAGCTTCGAACTTTTTAAGGAACGGAACCACACCAGTGTGTGCTACTTCACCACCTCTAATTTTAGAATTAATACCTCTGATACGTCCTGCGTTGATTCCTATGCCGGCTCTTTGTGCAATATATCTTCCAATCGCCATATCGCTGGAAAAAATACTTGAAAGTGTATCATCAACTTCAACAAGTACACAAGAAGCAAATTGCTTCATAGGTGTTCTTACGCCTGCCATTACAGGTGTAGGTATATTAATTTTAAAAGTAGAGACTGCATTATAATATTTTTTAATATATTGTAATCGTGTATCTTTTGGATAATTTGAAAATAATGTTGCCGCAATCATCATATACATATATTGTGGTGTTTCGTACACAGCACCTGAACTTCTATCTTGTACAAGGTACTTGTCCACCACTTGTCGTAGACCTGCGTATGTAAAATCCCAATCTCTTTCGTGCTTCATATATCCATTTAGTTTATTCCATTCGTCATCACTAAACTGATCTAAAATAGCTTTATCATATACACCACGTTCTATGTTTCTTGATACTAGGTATCTTAAAGGAATGTGATTATCTGATGGTAACCATTTTCCAAAAACGTGCTTTTGAAGTGAGAAAAGGAGTAGCCTTGAAGCTACGTACTGGTAGTTCGGTGCTTCCAATGTAATCAAATCATTTGCTGATTTAATTAATACTTCTTGAATATCTTGTGTTGACATTCCGTCACTAAACTGTAATCCTGAATTCATTTCTACTAATGATGACGATACGCCTGTCAATCCTTCACAGGCCGCTTCTGTCATTTTGTGTACTTTATTGATGTCGAGTAATTCTTTTCTGCCGTCTCTCTTTACGATATGTAGGTCTGCTTCTTTGTTCATTCTTTTGCCTATTCTTTAATTTCTTTATACATACAATACTACAAGACAATGCGAATTCTGTCAATAACAATTTAATAATATTGTGGACAAATGTTAGTTATCAGGTTTGTTAACTGGTTAACCAACGTTTTAAAACATAGGATAGGGTAGCATCAGTGGAAGAATTAGAATTAGTGTATTGTAGCTTGATTATACCACCACTAACTGCTGGTGTAGAAAATACTACATCACTTGTACTTGCTGTTTCTGTTCTGTCATCGATATAGTGTACGTTAGTACCATCTGATATGATTCTGATACAACCTACGGCATAGGCTGAGCCTATCTTCAATGAATAATCTAAAAAGTAGGTATTAGTTTCAGTTGCTGAAAAACTTGTAACATCTGCTGTTGCACCACCTTTGGTTAAAGTTTTCTTGATTAAGAAAGTTGGTCCAACATATTGGTTGTTAGCAAACTCCGGTTTGCTGTCTTGTGTAAAAATTTTAATGTTGTTTGCTACTGACACTTCCGCTGTTCCAACGGCTGTGTTTAAAAATTTAGCTAATAGTACTGCTTGTTGCGGACTATCCGTTTCAATCAATAAAGATCCAGGTACACTAACTTTTTGTGCTGTGTATCCTAGCCCTGCCATTGTACCACGTATGAAAACTGCTGTATTGACACCTGCTGATCCAATTCCGTTTTCTGCGGCCAATTGTGTAGCAAATGAATTCTGTTTAGCAACTTGTTGAGCACCTTGATCTCCTATGTCAATAAATCCTGTACCACTTGATACGTCAATGTATAATGTATATGTTGTTTTACCTGTGGCACTAAAGGTAATAACATCTTCTGTTTTAGAAACTGCGTGTGTTACTGCTGATGTGGCAATTGACATTTCATCTGCATAAGCTTTTTTAACGTAATCTATTATTTCTGTATCAAGCCATTTTGTTACACAAATTACTGAATTGTTTTCTGGCTTGCCTGATGAGTTAAATGTAACAGTTAAATTTGAACCTGATACACTAACTGAATAACCTGATGTTGAAATTTTTGAAGGTAATTTATTGATGTTGTATTTGAATACGTTAAGTTTGTCAGAACCAAACCCTGATGTGTCTTTGCCAGTAGGAAATGTCAAAGCTGTTCCACCATTTAATACAGTTGAACTCGTATCTGATCCGTTACCTACAAAACTTTGAGTTGAAGCCATTTTAAAAACAACTAATCTTGTATCAATTAAACTTTGTACACTTGATTGTGCATTTAAAAAGTTACCTACTTGCACCATTCTATTCTTAGATGATTGGTCACCACCACCAATATACAATTCACGTGTATCTAGTGCTAGACCTAATTCACCTTCAGCTAGTGGCTGGGGTAGATCGGTACGATTTCCTCTTCTGTTTTTTAATCTTACAAATGTTGTTGTCATCTTGCTAAAACCTTAATATAATACTATTTAGTAGCTTTGTAAAAAGCTTCTACTTTGTCAAGCCACATATCTGTATATTTTTTAAATTCGCCGTTTTTGACTAAAAATTGCTGGTATTCTCCGCTGTGTGATACTATTAATATCAGTCCTGCTTGTATATCTGTACCGTATACTTCGTTGTGTGCTAGGGCATAAGCGGCACATTGAACAAAATAATCTTCGATCCACTCTTTCTTTTTAACTTTACGACTAGTTTTAAAGTCTCCTATAACAGGTATACCATCATAAACGCAAACCATATCAGCCGTTCCGGCATATAAGTTAGGAAAACACAACCCCTGCTCGATCCCCCAAACTTCATTAATTTTAGACATACCATTATTAATAATGATATCACTTAATTCTTTTGCTTGTTGATAAACTTGATTAGTACCTGCTGGACGTTCTACGCCTTCTATATATGATTCTAAATGTTTGTGTGTGACTGTACCTAAGTTTGCTGACTCTGTAACTATGCGTTGTGCTTCTGCCTTACCTACTCTTTTCTTCCAGGCGTTTAGTCCTGTCATATCTTTTGAGTGTGAAAGTATAGTTGTAACACTAGGAACCGGATTACCGTCTTCACCAACATAATGACGTTTGCCATCTATTGTTGTTCTACGTAATTTTTTATATTGAAATTTGTCTATTAGTAATGTCAAAATTAAAGATCTCTATCAATGGTTTTTTTTGCAAGTTTATTAACTTTCTTTTCATTATCCATTGTAGCATCTTTTGAGAACTGTGTCAAATTCGAATTTGGTTTTAATGTAATTTTATCTTGATTAATACTTCTAACCATTGGCATATTTTTTACCAAATCTGCTAAAGAGTTAGCATTCACGGAATGACCCATTTTGTTAAGTTCATTGGACATCGAATCAGTATTGATTTCATTATCACCTTTTGCAACTAATCTCACAAGAAGATTAAGTGCGTCAGTACGCAATTTTGCAATATAGTTTTCTTGGATTTCTTTGAGTCTCATTACGCCTTCTTGGCTCTACCAAGAGGCTCGTCCAATGGACCAGATGCTGAATCATCACCATCTGTTTCTGCGTCAACCGGCTCTTCAATTTCTAATGAGTCGCCTTCGTCATCTGCTGGCATATCCATTGCTGGATCATCTGCCATTGTTGAAGCTGGTGTTTCACCTTGAAGTGTAAGTACTTCATTGTTGACACTCTCTTTGGCTTCTTTAGCCGCATTCAATAAATTATCAATAATTCCGTTTACGTTTGTATTAAATGAACTAGCTGAATCTACACCAAACTGATTTTGCATTTGATCTGTGATCGCCGCTAAATCTTCGTTTTGCATTTTTCCTAAATCTTCAATCATACCTTGTAAAGTGTCAACTAAATTTTTAGAAGCTAAAACTGTTTCAGCTTGTTCTAAATCTTCGCTTTCTTTTACTTCTTCTGATTCACCACCTTGTTTTTTAGCAATAGCTTTCTGTAAGCCAGCTGGTAGTTTTTTCTGTGCCGCTGTTAATTCTTCTCTAACTTCATCACTGTTGTTGTCAGTTGTTAGTGGGCTGTCTTCGCCATCTTCATTATCGTCTTCAGGTGAAGCTGGCATATCAGCTATCTGGCCTATCATTAAAACAATAGCTTCAGATAAAAGAATGTTTTTTGCGTATTCAGGATTTTCGTGATATGAATTGAAAGGTAAGCTTCTTTTAAGCTCTTCACGTTGTAAGTCTAACTGCTCTTTAGTTGCATATAACTTCTCAACTTCGACTTTGTCAAATACTTTAAAGCCATATGTTTCTTCAAGCCAACGATTTACTCTCGCTATCTTGGTTTCATATGTGGATTTTAGATCGTTTAGTTTCATAGTAATGTTATTTATACATCTCCGTGATTAATTTCGCTATTGTAATTGCTTGTTATATGGGTTTTTATATCGAACAGCTCGTCTTCCAGCCTGTCGATAGTTTGTTTAGCAATATCTTTATCTGTTTCTGACAATGATTTATCACGTAATTTTCGTGATTCGAGCCATATATTTTTAGCTATTTCGTTGTATTCTTCGTTTTCGTCTAACAAAGTTTCAATTTCTTTAGAGTCTACACGAGCTCCATTAATTAAAGATTTTACTACGAGATATGCTGTTTCATACAGTCTAATTTCATTAAACAGCCTGTTCTGATTCAACTTATTGATAATGTCATAACTCTTGTACTTGTTTTTAACAACTTGTATAATGTAGTTTCCTACTTCCACTCCATCATCTCGTTTTTTTGTAGATACTGCCACAGTAAATGTTGGATTATTTCTGTTTTTTGTTACAACTTGCTTGACAACTTTATCTGTTATATGATCAAATTTATCTAACATCTCTCTGACGTGTGCAACTTTGTTTTTGTGTGCGTCTTTTTGACCTTTGAATTTCTTTAATTGCAATTCCATATGGTCTAAAAATTCTGTCCTGACTGTGCCTGGTGGTCCCCATTTAGATAAGATTCTGATAAATCTAAAATGTTCTATAGCTGAGTTTAATGAAGGATAGTCAGGAAATCCTCCTACGCAGAATTCTCTGTTCCTGTTGTATGCTGGACCGCTTCTATCTGGCAATTGTCTATTTCTATCTCTATCGAACATATTAATACTATACTAAATTTATTATCAAAGATCAAGTATTATTTTCGTCTCAGTGACTTGTTTAATGCCCTAACCCTACGTGAAGCAGGATTATACTTTTTAGTAAACTTGATTTTTCTTTGTAACCTAGCACCCATTCTCGCTTTCATTTTCTTCATAGTAAAACGTTTCTTGATATCCAATGGTGCAGAGCAAACACTAGGATTGCTAACAATTCTGCCTTTTTTTCTACCAAATGTGCAACGATATTTCTTTACAACGTTTTTACCGGTACGGCCAAATATCATTTTGGCTTCGTGTATACCATCTGTTATAATATCGCTAATAAACATTTTATCTTTTTCCTAACTTAATAGGCTTCAAAGCTTTTAATTTTGGGGATCTTCTTTTCTTAACTTGCTTGTTTAATTTTTTCGCAATCTTAGAAGTTGGATTGTATTTTTTAGTATATGATGATAGTTTACCTTGTATTGTACCACGTTTGGCTCTAGTGGCCTTCATCGTTTGTTTCTTTTGAATATTGATTGGTGCTGTACAAGTGGCTGGGTCGGCTACTATTCTTCCTTTTCTTGGACCCGATTGGCATCTATATCTTCTCTTGAGAGTATTCTTATACTTTCCGTATATTTGTGGTGTGCCTTCGCCTACTATGTCTTTTACTAGCATTGTAATTCCTTACTTTAGAATTGAAGTTATTAGCATCGAAATTAATGTAAAAAACATTGTACCTGCTGACCATAGTATAATTTTTTGCATCTTTTCAAAACCTTTATCAACTTCTTCTTCTATTTTGACCATATGGGCTTCTACCCTGTCAAATCTTGAGTTAATTTCTTCGTGTCTTTCACGGCTTAATGCCACGTGGACTTCCAAACTACCAAATTCAACACTATCTTGTGTTTTTGGTGCTGGGTTATTTGACGGTATCTTATCCATTATTCTCTTTGCTCCTTAGAATTTAGTAATCCATATGTTTGTATTTACTCCTTGAGTGCATATAGTATCACTAAACAAAACAATATTATTTAGACGATTTTCAAGCACTCCCACTGGATTTGATCCTAACTCAAATAAATCTGGCTGATCAACACCAAATGTAACCTCATAAACTTGTTTACCTTTGTGTATTGCTTTACGTGGTTTTGAAAAGAATAACACTTTACCATACATAGTAATCAACTGATGCAGGTGATCAAAGTCTTTTTGTTTATCAAGATCCAAGTCTTCATTTTGATAATCAATCGGTAATGTTGTGATTAATCTGTATACTTCAAGGTTTTCGCTTACTTGCATATATGAATTTTTATTTGAATTTAAAGAATACATTATCTTTTAACTGCCCCAACAGCCACACTCTTTGGCAAAGACTTTTGCTTTACATTATGCCTATCTTTTAAGTTTCTTTCTTTGACCATACTTTGTAATATTCCGTAGAGCTCACTCCTAGGAGAATGGTCTCTTATATACTGCATAATATCAATTGTAATATTGTATCTTTCTTTTTCTTTTAGACGATCCCAATCAGATGCAATTCTTCTTATCTTTTTTAAATCACGTGACTTGACTGCTAACTGAGTTTCTAATCTTAATAATAATGATGACGTTTGATTTTTTGAAAATTTATCATTCGAGATATATTTCAATAGCTGATTAATATCTGAATAATGTCTTTGCAACCTATCAATATATTTTTTGCTAGTTTCATCATCATATTGTACAATTGATCCTGATCCAACTATGCTGTGTAATAACAAATATAAATCTGTTCCGTTGGATCTGAAGAAATCATAGTTTCCATAACTCATACTTCTAATAATATAATTCCTAGCTATTTTTTGATATTTGTATTCCCCAGTTAAAACTAATAAGGCTAAACAGTATGCGTAAACCAATTCACCATTTTCTGATGCTGATCCTTTTCCTAAATCTTGTCTTGACCTATAGGCTCTGCTTTCACTCAAATCATTAACCAATGTTAAACTTTCTTTAGCAAAATTCTTTTTACTAAAGTCTAATCTGTCAACAACTTTAACAGCATTACCTACGTGATCGACTGCTACGAAACCTTCTTGATCGCTAACTACGTACTCATCGCCTTGCAGTTCAAAAGCGTCAATCTGTTTAATATTTTTTAACTTCTGATATAACGTATTTTTGATTGCTGTTAATTTTAACCAGGCACTATACCAATTTTGAATATTTTTTTTATTAGCCATATAGTAATTTCTCCATTGCTCTAGTGCTAATAATCTTCTTTGTCCTGCTGGTCCTTCTCTACCTGTTTTTAAATTAGCAATAGCTTTTTCAACTCTTGCTTCATAATCTTTTGCAAAGTTATAAAAAAATGCTAATGGATCCTGTGTAATTGCTCCTGCCCTGATCATATTGTTATGATTGGCGTGAACATTTTGCTTGAAATCTTTTCCTAATTCATTTGCTTCTAAAAACTCAAAAATGTTACCTGAAGCATTGATATATTTTTCAGCATCATTGATGGCTTGTGACACATTGGCAAATTCACCTTGTGTTAAATTTACAACGCCAGTAAAGTCTTTTATGTATGCGTCATCATACCAAACTTCTGGTGTCTTGTTTAAACTTGTTAAATCAATATCAAAACTTGCTGTCATACTGTCTAAACTTTTTCCAGAGTAGCTAGTATGGAACACAATACCTAAATTTGCTTGTTGTATTTCTTTCGCTAATTGCATATTTTGTGGAACAGCATAAGTTAATGTATTTGGTTTGAATGCAACATAAGGTTCTCCTTGATATTGTATTGATTTTAAATCTCCTTTGGTCCAAAGTAAATCACCCTGTAATACATTTTTTATACCTAATTTTTGTAAACTGGTAAATGCTTGTGATAATTTATCTCGTAATCCTTGTTTGCTAGTTTCTCCAGCATCAGGATGATTGCCTGCTATGTCATCTAAACTTTTGTTAAGTTTTGCATCTTTGTTAAATGCACTTTTTGTAGCTACGAAAAATTTACCATCTGCTGGATCTGTGCCACAAACCACTGCCGGCGATCCGTCCCATTTTAAAGTCACATTAAACTTTTTTGTGCTCGATGTTTTTGCAAGGTTGGCTAAATTTCTTAAAAATGCAACTGCTCGAATGGCACCTGCTTTACCCTGAAATAGGGCTAGATCTTCAAGGTGTGTAAGATGAAGATTTGGATTTTCTTGTAATAGATCATTAGCTTTCATTATCGTTAGACTCATTTAGCTTTTTTATACCACGCTCAAATTTCTTTGGATCTGCTGTCTTAATGCTATTCACAAATCTTTTGATTAAGTCTTCAGCAACTGCTTCATCATATGATTCATATATCATTTTAGTTACATTGATCGCTGATGATATAACGTGTCCAGCACGAGTCTCAACTAAATTATTCATATCAGTGCTAGGAACTACTCTACTAATCTCCTGCAATATGCTACGTGTTTGTTTCTTCATATCTCTAAATTACCGCCTTATGAAATATTTATAACATTTTTACAAAAAATTAACAGCATTTATTGGCTATTATCAAACGTTTGACGCTGTGACTTCAATAAATCACGTAAACCTTTAGTAATTTCCGTCTTTTCTGCTACCACCGACGCTTCTGATTTATCAGTTACTGTGGATGATCTTTTCTTAATTGATTGTACCAATGCATCTGATGAAGTTGGCATTATTTCAACATCATCTTCATTAAGGTCTGTAATTCTTAATCTGTCAATATCAAATGCTAAATCAATTTTACTACCCACTCCACCACTTGATCTTGTTTTAATTAATTGTATTTGATATCTTCCACGTTCACGCATAGCTCTGCTTGTAAAAATACCTATTAAGTTATCTGCTGTATTAATTTTACTAATACCGCCTGCAATATGACTTTGATCATATTCTACTTCTTCAATTGCACCTCTGTTTAACTGAGATGCTGTTACTAATACTATCTGCTGTTCTACAGCAAAGTTTCTTAGTTCTTCTGATACAAATTTATCTTTAACAAACATCTCTGATGGAGATATTTTTTTGTTTGTGGGCATCATTAAATCTAAATAGTCTACTAATACTACGTCAGGTTGCTCACCTTTTTGAATAGAATATTCTTTAACATAACTTCTTAAGTCATTTGTTGTAGATCCTGATCCCATATACTTAACTTGGAACTTACCTGATTTAGTTTTTTCCAATCTAACTTTTAGATCCACGTCATCGATATTTTTAAATATTTCATTTGTTGGCGTTCCTGTAATCATTGCATCAAGTCTCATTGCACTTAATTCTTCACTTAATTCAAATGTGAAATATAAGACATTTAATCCTTGACTAATCCAGTTCAATGCCAAATTTTGTAAGAATAAACTTTTACCTGCTCCTGATGAGCCTGCAAATATAGAAAGTTCACCTTTGTTAAAGCCACCATACAGTTTTTTATCCAATGCTGACCAACCTGTTTTCACTGTACCATTATTATCTTTAAGTGCTAGTAGCCTTGCTTTAGGATCTTCAAAATAATCTGTACCTAAATCTTTTGTTAGTCCAATTCTCACTGCCGCTTTAATTTTTTCTTCAACAGGTCCATACTCACCCTGTTCCAACATATCAGCTGAATCAATTATTGCTCGTTCTAATGCCTTGTGTCTACAAAACGTTTCGAACTCATCTAAGAACCATTGCTTTTGTGTTTCGTCAATGTTTGGAACTATTGTTAGTTCTATTTCACATTTGGCGTGGACTTGTTGTATTGTTGGTAGTGTTTGATATTTTTCAGAATGCTCCATAAACATTGTGACTGTGTCAAAATATTTCTTACTAAAAAATTGCGGACTAACGATATTTCTAGCCCTAACAAATAACTCAGGATCAGTTATCATAAACTCTAAAAATAGTTTCTGTAGATCTTCTGTATATACTGTTGGTGCTGACATTAATTTATTATAACCTCATCCGTTTCATTTTGCAAGTATTTCTAAAAATTTGTTTGACCATTCAATTGATCCATCCGTGTTTCCGTCACACTCTTGTCTTTCAATAACTCTTTGGGCTCCAAGTTTATCTAGTTGATTATCTACTTTTTTACCTGCATTACAAAAATTATCGTGGGCTCTATCACCCAATGCAAGTACACCATATTTTAATTTGTTTAATGCAACTCCTTTGGCATCACGAATATCTTCCCAAAAGCCTTGTCCGTTATCAGGCATATCACCTTCTCCAGTGGTTGACGTAACAATAGCAACTCTTGTTAACTCTTGTAGTTCACTTAATGAAACATCATCTAATTCTTTTAGGTCTGCTTCAATACCTTTTTCTTTTGCTATGTCATTTAATTGGTTAGCTACCATTTCGGCATTACCCCACATAGACGCCCATAAAATATTCAATCTGTCACTCATATATTTTTACTCCTAATAAGTTGATACAATCTTATCTGCAATTCCATATTTTACTGCCTCTTTGGCACTCAACCATCTGTCTTCAGGTGGTAGTAAAATATCTCTAACTTTCTTTTCACTCAAACCAGTACACTTCTTATAATGTTCTAACATTCTTGCTGTACTCAATTCAAATTCTCTAACCCTTGCAAATAGTTCGTGTTCCTTACCACCTGATCCCCAACTGTATTGGTGTGATAGGATACTTGTATTTGGTGTGATAACTCTTCTGCCTTTTGTTCCACTCATAAACGTTAATAAGCCACAACTTGCAATCATACCAATTCCTACTGTCTTTACAGGTATGGCTGATCCTTTCATTGTGTCGATCAATGCAAATGCAGAATGCACTTGTCCACCAGGTGAGTTAATAACCAATGTTAATTCTTTTGGTCTTTGTGTGTTTGGCATTAAATTCTTTTCTATAATTGCTTGAATTACAGGCTTTGTTGTTTGACTATCGAAACCATCGCTGAAATACATTATACCAGCATCCCACATCATCATACCTGGTTGCATTGGTTGTTGTTGTGTTTTTGGTTGTGAGTTCTTATCTTTATTACTTTCTTTAACCATTTGTGGCTCCTATTGTTTTTAAAACTTTAATTTTTGCTACATTACCTATAGCACCATTTATTACTGATTGTACTGTATACAATCTTCCATATTTGTTTACTGCTTCTGCACAATCTTTAATATTATCTTCCCATTGTGGAAAGCTTACTAGCCAATTGTTTTCTACAGCAACATCAATTAAATTTCCTCCAGACTTATCTCTGTCCGGACACACAATGACAGTCTTGTCAGTGCTATTAATTAATTCTATTTGTCCTTGTGTAAGTTTATTTCCTAAAGAACTTACGGAATCTATTGCAAGTGCATCTAACACACCTTCTGCTATTATAAGATATTTTCTATCATTATACAAGTGATCAAAATTATAAATGTATCCAGGTTGTACCACTGAATAATACTTTGGTACATTTTCATAATTTTTTATAATTCTAGCTGTGTATCCTACTAACTTTCCATTAGCATAAAATGGAACAATTACTCTTTCATTGATTTTCATATAAGGATCAGTACTCCAATAAAATTTATCATAAAAATCCAATCCTCTATCCATTAAATATTTGTAAACAAATAAAGCATTGACCGGTGGGTTGGCCCCTTTTACAATTTCACTCAATAATACCGAATTATTTGGTAATTGCTTTTCTTCAAAATCAACTATGTGAGTTGTTTGCTTATTAATTGTTACATCATCTTCTTTTTCCTTCATTGCAATCAGTTGTAATTCTTTTACTGTTGCCTCAGGAACACCTATGTTGATTAATAAGTCACGCATTTTACGTCCTATTAATCTTCCAGCAGTATAGGATGCCTTGTATCCACAATTAAAACAATGATAACTAGAAACTTCACTAAACTTAAATCCACCACGTCTTCTTTTATCAGCGGTGTGTCCTTGTGTTACACACATTGGACAATTAATAGTATGCCAGCCTGATGGCGTTTTTTTATGTTTGCCGCCAAGAAATGCTAATATTGTAGATTGTAAGTTCATTAAATTATTATACTTGAAAGTTAGTTAAAAGTCAATTATTTTAAGCTTTGTATGTATTAACACCAATATCGTGGGTTTCTAATTTAAACCTATTTTGTCCTACTTCTGCTCTGGTTATTTCAGAAACGATATCGTTAAAATTTATTCTTTTTTCTAAAGCCATTTTCCATATTGCTTCTACTCGCTGTCCAGTGGTTTCTATGAGTTTAAAAGTTTGCTCTACCGAACGCAATACATTAACTTGGTTATCAGCAATCAATGTGTTTCCAAGTTTTGTAATACCAGATGGAATTAAATCTATATTGTTCTCTCTCAATAACGCCATTGGAGCATCATTTATATTACTTTCCCAAATACATCCATCATTAAAACTGACAACTATTTCTGGTTTTAATCTAACTATTTCTTTTGCCCTATCAAAGTCAATATATTTGTCGGTCACAAGAACTGCATCTTTTGGATCATCTACAATGTCAATGTGATAGTATTTAAAAAATTGTTTGAAACTTTCATCATAATCATAATCAAAACATACAGATAGCAAATTCCTTCCAAGAGATTTTTTT